GACCTGTGTGGTGTTGATATACTTGAACTTTATTAAAGTAATCTCCAAAACGAGCATCTAAACGGTCCTGGCCATTGATCTGTAAATGCTGTTTAAAAACTGCAGCCGAATCGTACGTGAATGGTTTGAGACGTGTTTCTGACTTTGCTGTCGCTTGGCTGCAATTATTGTAATAAGTCGGCTGTACGACCCATACTAGCTCCTTTACAGGGTGGTTAAAAGTTAGATCAATACGATTATTGTAAGATGAAATACCCTTATCTTCGTTGTATTGAGTCTGCTCAATTAAATACTCGTGACTCTCCTGGGCCATGCGGCGACGCTCTTCCGTATCAAGGTAAATGTAGTCAATATAGATAGCAGCTTGAACAGGCTGGGGTGTCTTTGATGCGAGTGTAAAATTTCCAGCAATGTGTTGGGCATCATTCCACAGAATATTAATCTTTACTTCGTGGTACTGGAGAGCAATTAGAGGAAGCGCGGCACCAGGGTTACGAGTATAGAAGAACCCTAGAGGAATATAAAGTACATTCGGAAGACTGGGTTTTCCGTTTACAGCATTACATTGTACGGTATCAGTTAATGCTACACTGCCCGGGTTTATATCCCCACTGCTGACCATTCTACGTAGGCTACCCCATTGATTGTCAGTACTCGTCAAACTATCCCAAAGAAACAACCATTCGCCGTATAGGCGATCGATGAGCTGACCACCAATATCAAGTTCTGCATACTTAATTAAATTATAACCTAGGCGATACTGGTCATTATTCCAGTTAAATACTGAACCATCTGTACCTTTGTAGGGTAGAACGACCTCGAGATACGTTGAGTAGAGAAGATCGGCGTGACGACCGATGATAGCACTCTGCTTGGTGCCCCAGTTCGGCTGGCCAGAAAAGTTGATACGAAACGGCTCCATAGCGAAGTTTGTGTGGCGCTTGAAGAGACCCTTCCAGAACGTAATTTGCGGATTGCCACTGAGGTATGCATCTTGAGCACCACAGGCGACGAGCTGTAATAGACCACCACCCATTTGTCTTTATATGTTAGTCATACTGAATTTTTTAATGGTGGCGACGACGGCGCGTTTTGCGACTCTTCTTCTTGCCACCTTCAACAACTGGGGTTTCTTCATCGGATTCAGATTCGGCGCCACCGTGCTTCTTGTAGGTCTTCTTGGCCTCCATAATTACCTTCTTGAGGCCGTCGCCCTTCTTGTAGCTGCCCTTTGACTTCATTTGCTTCATCGTCTTCTTGACGTGAGTGAGCCACTTGTTTGCCATTTTTGTATTGTATGTTAGAGTTTTTATACAACGACGTTATAGATTGGTGAAATTTTCTGCATAGGTTGAAAAGATACCGCGGGATCCGGTTGAACGGGGGTTTTGTATTTTTTAGGAACGAGTTCTCGTAATGCTTCGGGTTTGAGGACTAAGCTATTTTCCTGAAATTCACCAATGTATAACTCCATCATACTATCAACCGATCCATAATTCATCATGATCCACTGGCAACCGTAGGTAAATAATATTTGAGGATTATAGTTTGTTAAATCGGCTCCTATATCGGGAACAACCATGGTAATTGAGTTACGATTATGCTTAATGAGTTCTTCGTGATCATATGACTGGGCAGCTTCCATATATGTCAAACGACGTAGATGAGACGTCGACCATGAAAGATTAACTAGTTCTTCCATTAGTGTTCCTTTCATCGCTCCACCACTTACAATGATTAGCTTGCGTTGTAAATTGCAAATGGGTTCGACGGATAAATTCTTACGTTGGTAACTGTATGTACTATCTAACATATATGTGCGGGACGTTGTCTTCAGTATTTCGGCACATGCATTAATTGTAGTAGTCTTATTGGTGTGGAATACTAAACTTAGAATAAACGGATCAGACGAGACCGGACAGCTTACACTATTAAAAGCATTATTTACAATTGAAACACAACAGGCTTCAAATGGCACTGTATTATATGCGTAATCTGTTCCTAATTTTTGATTCTTTAATCCAACAACAGGCTTGCCATTTCCATTATCATAAATATCTAACTCGACCAGACGAGGGCCGGCTTTGATGACAAGAGGCAATATAGAATCGGAAACGTAATCATAGACTTTAGCTCCGGGATACAACGAATACGATGAAGCGGCTGCATAGTAATCACAGAGTCTCATATTTACTGGCGTTGTTGGACAACCAAGAGGAGCTAACTTGGTTACCTTTTCATATGCAGCAAACGTAGAGTTTGCAGTTAATTTTGCTTGTGTCCCCGAAGGTGTTACCGTGTGGTAAACAGAAGTCGAAATTGCCCAAGCAAGAATAGCACTCCCAAGAAAGATGAAAACATAAAACCAAGTAGACCCTTGAGATGCAACTTCTTTTATTCTATCTAAGTATGACGGCTCCATTATTTACTTCCAACACGAAATAACATCCCACGTAACCCTCTTACAACATCGTCGGGTATTCTTTCATTCATTGGAATATCAAGTAGACAACAGTAATGAAAATATAAACAATACATTCCACATTCTGAATCTTCATATTGATGGCGTGTCTTGTTATAGCTCATAACCATAGGTTTAGAATGTATCTTTGTCGTATCCCATTGGTCTTTCCATCGCTTCATTAGTACCTTTATTTCCTTTTCAGGCTTCTGTGCGTATGAGTCAAAAAATGTAATACGAGGAAATTCTAATTCGGGACGAATATCGCAAAATAATGCTATCCAGTGTTGACCAGGCCCAGTACTTACATCCGTATTAAAAATGATGCCAATTTGAGTTTTACCCTGCTTGTAAAGTGATTGAATATCCATTGAACAAAGTGAACTTACTAAACACTTACCTGTCTTACTTCGTTTATCAAAATCAATAGGAAACGCACCAACGAATAAATATGCATTAAATAATTTCATGTACTGTTTTTCTAAAGCTTCTATCTCATCAGATGATAACCATTGTTCGGGATTTGTTACCCATGAATTTGGAGCTCTGGGTTTTGATAACATTGATGTAATAATACATTCTGCAGTTCCGGTTCTACAATGACTATGAAATCTCTCCTTTAATTGTCCCCAAACTTTTGCAATATCACCTTTTGCAATAGGTTGTTCAGACGGATGCTCTTTATTATACACCGTTCTCAAGTTTTCAATTTCATCCTCACTGAATGACATCCTTATCTTCAAAACGGATTATGTTCTAGACAATTTATAAAGTTATCAAAAATGGAGGCTAAGATCGATATTCTTCGTCAGCTAACCCGTAACTATGCGACTTATGACAATGAACTGCGTGGTTTGAACTCTCGTGTACATGAACTACGCGAATCTCGTAAAGAAGTAGAGACAAAAATGGTTGAAATTTTGAAGGACGAAAACTTTAAAAACTTTGATAAAATAAAAAACCAAGAAGATGGTTCAATTATTCGAATCCAACGTCCTCAAACGTGGTCCAAGCCTTGGAGTGTTTCACAGAAGGAATTGAAATCTCTTCTAGAAAGCTACTTTGATTCGACTAGGAATTCAAACTCGGCAGATTGTTTCAACTATATTATGAACACAAAGAAAGAAGCTCTGGTAGCAGACGAATTTGCTATTACTCGAACTCTTCCAGAGTAAAAACATTTTATATAATAATGGCAATCCCAGCGGTATTGGATAATTTTGCTGATTTTTTACGAGACCAATCTGATAAAGCTGATATTTTTGTTACAGAGTATAGCAACCAGACTGCAGATAACATAAATAAATTTCTTATTACACTAAAAACTTCAAACCCAATTAAGTACCAACTCGTATCTGATAACATTAGAAAGATGTCAGATAGCATTACTCCAAATCTTGCTCCTACCAGAATTACAGGCGGTCGTAAAAAACGGACAACGCGACGCAAAAAGCATAAGATTACTAAATAATGATGTTGTATAATCCCTATAATACGAATAATAAGCTATTTTCAAAAAAAGACATTCAGTCAATTCTGTCTACACATAGAACAGAATTTACTGTTAAAAACAACAGCCTATTTCAAACTGCGATGGTGCATTCATCGTATGTAAAAAAGCAGAAGTATACAACACCAACAGGAGAAGAAACTGATCTTGCAGAGTGTCCAAAAAGTTGTCTAAACTTATTTGATGAGTCGTATGAACGACTAGAGCATTTGGGAGATACTATTCTGGGTGCGGCTGTATCAACCTATTTATTTCGACGTTATCCAGAAGAGAATGAGGGATTTCTTACAGACTTAAAGAAAGAGATTGTTTGTAATGAAAAACTTGGTGAATTAAGTCAAAAGTTGGGTCTTGATAGATTTTACATCATATCAAGACACAATGAAGAAAACTGTGGTGGTCGTACAAATACTAAAAAGTTGTCTGATATTCTGGAAGCATTTATTGGAGCACTCTGGCTAGATTCTAAACATAATTTTCAAACAGTATCATCTTTTGTAGTTGCATTAATTGAAATGTACATTGATATTCCCGAAATACTGAGAAATAATCGAAACTTTAAAGAACAGCTGCAAAAGTTTTATCAATCAAAATTTCATCATACACCTACCTATGCAATCGTATCGTCCTCGACAAATTCATACACCATGGCTGCATTAGATAAGGAAGGAAACCATATTGGTGTTGGAACGGCTCCAACTAAAAAACAGGCAGAACAGCTAGCTGCAAAGGATGCTCTACGCATTATTTAAAACTACTGTGTTCTTAACGCGAGGAATACGTCTAATAAGTAGTTCACGTTGAGTTCCGCCAACAGACATATCATCTCCTTCTGGGATACCTTCGATTGCGCGAAGAGCTTCAGCTACACGCTGCGGCTGATCTGCAAACTGTAGAAGAAGCTGCGTACGAATTTGAGATCTTTTTAATGCAGGACGAGACGTGCGAACTGAGCGTGTAATATTTCCCACACCATTTCCTTCGATTGCAAAATTATCAACTTCATTTGCTTTCATATACTCTAAAATGGCTCCTGAGTTTTCTGTTTTTTTCTTGTGGATTTCTTTAATTTGTTGACGTAGTTTACGTTCTTCGTCATCTAGCGAAATCCAATCTTTGATAGTTTGGCGAACGTTGTCCATTTGTATATTTACGTTATGTGTATGAAAATTCATGCGTTTATTTTGGATTATTATTACAAATGACACATGATCGTCTAAAAGCAGAAAAGAAGCGTTTAGTTAGCGCTACAAGACGAGTCACTCGTGCAAAGAAGATGCTTGATAAAGCCAATAAGGCGCTAGATGGAACACGCAAACGTGTTCTTGATGCTAAACTAGCAAAAAAGGTAGCATCTAAGCAGTAGTATTTTATACCAATTTAACATATGGACGAAACCCCTACATCTGTCTCATGGAATTCTCAACTTGAGTTAATTCTTTCTCAAGAAGGTGAAAGAGCTTTATGTTACTCGTGGCTTCATAATAATTCTCAAAAGCGTTACACGCGTATGGACACGTATATCACACTTCCTACTATTTTACTTTCAACCCTTTCTGGTTCAGCATCAATTGGATCAGCTTCAATGTTTCCAGGACTAACAGGTACAGCGAGTCTTGCAATTGGTTTTCTGTCGTTATCGGTTGGTGTACTAAATACGGTATCAAGCTATTTTGGTTGGGGAAAACGATCTGAATCTCATAAATCAGCTGGAATGACATATTCAAAAATACATCGTTTCATTATGATTGAGTTATCGCTTCCTCGCTCTGAACGAATGGCTGCAAAAGATATGTTGAAAGTCATTCGTGACCAATTAGATCGTTTAATGGAAACAAGTCCTCAAATACCTGATCCTGTGATAGAACTATTTCGTCAAAAATTTTATTCAACGACACCCAATATTACAAAGCCAGAAATTACAAATGGTTTGGATCCGATTCATGTATACCACGAAGAGTTGAGCCCTCGTTTTCACATAAAAGAAGTCCCTATTATGGTTAAAACTTCCACTGACGATCACACTCGAGACACGTCACAAACGTTGTCATCGGCTCATCTGCCGACCGCGTCTGCATCTGATAGTAGTCACACTTAGTCTTCTTCTTGCAACCAGAACACCACATCATGATCGAAGCACATTCACTCTTTGAGTATAGTTTCTTTTCACTTTCAATAGCCTTATCAACTACATTCTTCCAACGGCTAGGACATAGTTCAACAGCGTTCATCTGAACTAGATTACGAGGAGTAATTTCATTATTTTTAAGTTTTTCTAGCCAATTCTCGCCATTTTTAACATAGCTATCTACTCCCCGCAAGTTTTCATAAAGAGAGATTGCGTGATTTCTGTACATATTCCAGAAGATACGATTACTCCAATCAACTTCAATTCCTTCCTTAATTGACTGATCGCTGACTGAGTGTAGAATTGAATGTTCAAGTTCTTTTACAATGGTATCATCTCCAACTAGCTCTTGAAAATTACGAATAACAACATCACGAATAGCACACTCAATAAATACATTCTTTGATTTAGTTTGAATAAGGCGAATAGGATATACCTGCTTTGCAATTATCTCTTCATCTACCGCAGGAGCCTCTTCAATTTCTTCGTCATCTTCTTCATCGCGTTCAATATCTTCATCATCCTCTTCCTCATTGCCAAAGTTCCACTCCTCATAAAGAAGAGCATAATCATCCGAACGAAGATTTGTGTAATCTGACGCGGTTGCCTTATATTTTTCTTCATCATCTTCCGACATAAGAATAATAATATTACCGGTATAGGACTCTTCATCAAATGGCGTTGGTAGAAGATGTTGATTAACAGGATCATC